CAAAAGAAATACTCGAAAAATTAAAATTGACTTTTGCAGAATTAGTGAATCCTGTCGAAGCACCTGAAGCACCTGAGATGGTTGCACCTATGAAAGCCAAATTAAAAGATGGCACAGAGGTAGAGATTACTGAACTAGGTGTTGGTGGCGTAGTAACTATTGCAGGTCAACCTGCTCCTGCCGGTGAGCATACTTTGGAAGATGGTACTGTTATCGTAGTAGGCGAGAATGGTGTTATTACTGAATTGAAACCTGTTGAGGGTGTTCCTGTAGTAGAGGATATGAGTGCTAAATTTAGTGCTTTTCAAACTGCTACTAACGAGAAGTTCAGTGCTTACGAAGCTAAATTCGCTGACTATGAGGCTAAACTTTCTAAGGCTACTAAGGTAATTGAGGGGTTATTGTCATTAACTCAAACTTTGGCAGAGCAACCTACTGGAACTCCTGATCCAATCGTAACAGGAAAAAACAATTTTTCACAAACAGAAAAAGCTGAGAAGAACTATTCTATCTTATTCAGCTAAACAATTTTTAAAACAATCTAAATTTAATTAAAATGGGATTCGTAGTAACCGGCTTAACAAGCTACACTAAACAACTTACCGAACCATTGCTGAGTTCAGCAGTATTCGGTGCTAAAACACAACAAATCATCCTCGATGGAGGTATCGTTATTCCAAAGGCAAAATCAGTAGTTGCAATTCCTATCATGGAAACTCAAGCAACTTTCCAAACTAATGCTTGTGGTTTCAACTCAAGTGGTGATACTACCATGAGTCAAGCTACTATCACAGTAGGTAACATCAAGATTCAGGAGTCACTTTGTTTGGACACTTTAGAAAATTATTTCTATCAGGAGGCCATGAAGATTGGCAGTGTAGTAGATGAAAGTTCAGCTCCTGCTTTGATTGCTGCTTACTTGGATAAGAAGAATGCTTTGATCGCTTCTCAGATTGAGACTGCTCTTTGGCAAGGTGATTCTGCTCTTACAGGTGCAGGAAACGCTAACTTGAATAAGTTTAACGGTTTAATCAAGTTTATCGATGCAGGTTCTCCAGTAGATGCAAACGTATCAGGTTACAATGGTGCAACAGGTGCTATCTCTGCTTTGACAAGTGGAAATATCATTGCTGCTACAGAAGCTATCTACAAGGCAATGCCTGCAGCAGTTGCTTCTAAGTCTGATGCTACAATCTTCGTAGGATATGACTGGTATCGTTCTTTGATCTTGGCTTATCGTGAAAAGAATATGTTTGCTTACAATCCTCAGGATGTAAATGCTCAGTCTTTCATATTGCCGGGTACAAGTATCAAGATTCAGCCTGTTAACGGATTGAATGGTACTTACGATGCTTATGGAATGAGTGTAGCTAACATGGCTCTTGCAGTTGATTTGGAGAGTGATCCTAAAAATTACAATCTTCGATATGATGAAACTAACGAAGAGGTTAGGTTCACTTGCAAGTTCAAAATAGCAGCAGGTGTAGGATTTACGAGTGAGTGCGTGAAGTTTAAAGCTACATCATTGGCATAATATTTCGGGAGGTTGATTAAGTTCAGCCTCCCTATTTTCATAACATAATAAATTTTAAAAATATGCCTTGTGCAATATCATCCGGATACACTATTGACTGCCGGGAATCAGTCGGTGGAATCCAAACGATTTGGGTAATTGAAAAAAGCAAGATAGCATCTTATGGAGAGACAGATGGCACTTTAACAGGTATCACTATGTCTCCATCAGGTCAAACCTTTTATAAAATAGAGGTTCCTCGTGCTACTGCATTTGCTACCAACGCCATTACTGCGAGTCAGGAAAATGGTACTTTCTTTTACACACACGTTGTATCATTCCCAATCAATAGCCGTTCAGCTACGGTAAGAAACCTTATCAATGTTTTGGCTAAAAACAAATGCGTTTTTGTGACGTTGGAAGGCGATGGCGTCTATCGTGCCTATGGTTTGAAATTTGGTTTATTCCTTGATTCGGCGGAAAGTGGTTCAGGTACTGCCTTAGCAGATCGTAATGGTTACATGGCTACATTCTCAAGCCAAGAAACAGAAGATTTCATTGTTTGTCCATCAGGCGTGATCTCGAGCAAATTAGCTTCTTAATTGGGTTAATAAATAATCTAAGCCCCGACCGACAAAGTCGGGGTTTTTTAAGTTATGATAGTACTTACAAAAGGCGAAACGCAAAATGTTTATTTCACAGGTACG